AGGCCCCGCACGCGATCACAAATTTGAGTGAAAACGCCCCGGCGGACTATCGGCACGGCTCATGTGTGTTGGTGTAGTCTAGTAACCATAGGAGCATTGTCAAATGCCCAGAGGCCCTGCGCCGAAGCCGAAGCACGTTCTCGCACTGAACGGCTCCTGGCGAGCAAACAAGCGCGACGAGCTCGGCGAATTCTACGAGGAACTGCCGGAACCGCCGGCATTTCTGCGGGATCGCGCCAAGGAGTTCTTCGTCGAGTCGTGCATCAATCTCGATGCAATGGGCGTGCTCGCCAAGACTGACAAGCACGTTGTCGTCCGGTACGCGGCGACCCTCGATCGCTGGTATTCCGCCGAAGAGGCGATGGCCGGCGAGACGATGCACTATCTCTCAATGACCGGCCGGCAGGGCGAGATGAAGTCCGCCAAGCCGACCCCGGCTTTCGCGCAGGCCTCGGCCTGCCACGACCAGCTTCGACAGCTCGAGACGGCGCTTGGATTCACGCCGGCGGACAGGACTCGGCTAGGGATGGCAGCAGCGGAACGGCGAACCCAAGTCGCCGACCCGATGGCAAAGCTGCTCTCCAGTGGTTGACATCTGCGACTTCATATCCTGCCTGAAGCACTCCCGAGGCGAGCACGCCGGGAAGCCATTCAATCTCTTTCCCTGGCAGCGGGAGTACCTCCATAAGCTCTTCAATACGAAGAGGCCCGACGGGCTCCGCCAATACAGAACCTCCCTGCTCGCCGTTCCTCGCAAAAACGGAAAGACCCAGGTGTCGGCCGGCGTTGGACTGTTTGGGCTCTGTGCCGACAACGAGCCAGGCGCGGAGATCGTCTGCGTCGCCGGCGACCGGGAGCAGGCGTCAATTCTGTTCGACGCAGCGAAGCAGATGGTCGAGGGAAACGAGACCCTGTCGAAGGTCTGCAAGATCTACCGCAAAGCCATCACGGTCCCGCAGACCAACAGCACGCTCAAGGTCATTTCCAGCGAGTCGGCTACAAAGCACGGCTACGGCTGCTCGATGATCCTGTTCGACGAGTTCCACGTTCAGAAGGACAGGGAGCTCTATGACGTCCTGAACACGAGCACTGGCGCCCGCCGGCAGCCGCTCACTGTCCTCATCACGACAGCCGGATTCGACCGGCAGAGCATCTGCTACCAGATCTGGCAGTACGCAGAAAAAGTGAGGGACGGGCTCATCCACGACCCCACGTTCCTGCCCTGTATTTTCGCGGCCGATCCGGCGTCGGACCCGTTCGAGGAGTCCACCTGGCGAGCCGCGAACCCGAACTACGGCGTGACCATCAAAGAAGACTACTTCGAGAAGATGGCGGCGCAGGCGAAGGAGTCCGCAAGCGACGAGCTCACCTTCCGTCGCCTCCACTTGAACCAATGGACGGCCAACGAATCGAAGTGGCTGAAGCATGGTGCTTGGGACGCCTGCTCCGGAGAGCTGCGAAGCACAGCAGGCCGCCCTTGCTACTGCGGGCTCGACCTCGCGAGCACCTACGACACGACAGCGTTCGTCGCCGTGTGGCCTGACGCTGACGGCAGCTTCGACATCAAGGCGATGTTCTGGATTCCAGAGGACAACTCAGAGAAGCGCGAGAAGCAAGACAGGGTGCCGTATAGCCAGTGGGTGAAGGATGGTTTTGTTAGAATAACGGAGGGAGATGTGACGGATTACGACGTAATTCGTGACTACATCCTCGAGTTTTGTGAGAAGAACTGGGTGAAGGGCATAGCGGTGGACCGCTGGAATGCAGTCCACCTGATGACGCAATTATCGGCCGAGGGGCAGGTCGTTCACCCCTACGGACAGGCTTTTGGCCCGATGAATGCGCCTACGAAGATGCTCGAGACCCTCGTGATCGGCAACAAAATCCGCCACGCCGGAAACCCCGTCCTCGCATGGCAGGCCAGCAACGTGCAGATCAAGACGAACGACGAGGGGCTCATCAAGCCAGTCAAGAAGCATTCTCACGACATTGGCCGCATCGACGGCATCCTCGCCTGCATCATGGCCCTGGCGCTCGCCAGCGGAGAGACCTACGGCCCGCAGATCGAACCTGAAATCATGGTGATCTAGTGAGCGAAGAATCAGCCGTCATCGAAGATATTCTCGAGGTCAGAAGCGGCGTCTCCAGGGTCTTCGAGGAGATCGTCGAGCAACGCAAAACAGCGTCCGGCGTGTTCATCTCTCCGGAGGCGGCCCTCCAGTGCAGTGCCGTATTGGCCTGCGTTCGGGTGATCAGCGAATCGGTCGCCGCACTTCCATTCTCGCTGTTCCGCCGGCGAGCTGACGGCGGAAAGGAGATCGCGGCCGGGATGCCGCTGCACACGCTTCTGGCCGAGCAGCCGAATGGCTGGATGACGAGCTTCGAGTTCCGCGAGCTCATGCAGTCGTGGCTGCTTCTGTGGGGCAACGCATACGCCCTCATCGTCCCAGGCAAGCTCGGGGCAGTCACGGAGCTCTGGCCGCTTCACCCAAGCAGGATGAAGTGCGAGCGCCTCAAGAACGGCAGGCTCCGATACCTCTACACCGAGCCAGGGCAGGCCGAGCCGAAGAACTACTCGCAGGATCAAATTTTTCACCTTCGCTGGCTGACGCAGGACGGGGTCACGGGGTACGTTCCCACCACGCTATCACGCGAAGCCATCGGCCTCGCTCGAGCGACCGAGCTGCACTCGAGCGCATTTTTTGGCAACGGCGCGAGGCCGGGCATGGTGCTCGAGAGCGATCAGCCGCTCAAGCCAGAGACAGCGCAGCGGCTCCGGCAGAGCTGGGAGGATATGCACCGAGGCCCCGACCGCGCGAGCAAGACGGCCGTACTGCCGCACGGCATCAAGGTCCGTGAGCTCACGCTGAACAATGCTTCTGCAATGCTCATTGAGACCAGGCGCTACCAAGTCGAGGAAATCGCGCGCGCCTTTCGCGTGCCGGTTTACATGATCGGCGATTTGACGAAAAGCTCCTACAGCTCGGTTGAGCAGCAGGGCCTCGACTTCGTCACGTTCTCGCTCGTGCCGCACCTGCGCCGCTGGGAAAGTGCCTGCAGGCGAGACCTGATCATCGACGACGAGAACTACTTCGCGGAGTTCGACGTCCGCGGGCTCATGCGAGGCGACAACGCCGGCCGGGCGAGCTACTACCGTGAGCTCTGGTCCCTCGGCGTTCTTTCGATCAATGAAATCAGAGCCAGCGAAGGCATGAACCCGATTGACGAGGGCGACAAGCGCTTCGTGCAGGTGAATATGGCTCTGCTTGAGAACTTTGTGGTCGAGCCACCGGCTCCTCCTGCGGAGGAGCCGGCAGCCCCGCCAGCAGAGCCTCCTGCTGCAGAGCCGCCGCCAGCAGAAGAAGTGCCTGCCGCCCCTGCGGAGGAACCTGCCGCCAGATCGGCCGCCGAAGTCCTCTTCAAGCAGACGCTCCGCAAGCTGGCCGCCATCGAGGCCGACGGGATCATCGAGCGGCGAGGCAAGCCGGCAAAGATCGCCGCCTGGCTCGAGGCCCACGAGAAGCGAATGAAGACGGAGCTTTGCGACGCCGCAGAGGCTACGGGTCGACACATTGATGAGTTTGCCGCGGCTTGGATGGAGAAGAGCCGCGATCTGCTGCTGGAGTGCCACCGCTCCGGCAAGCCATACGAGGAGGTTACGGACACATGGACGGACAGAGTAGAGACGACGTTGAACGCCGGCTGATCGAGACCGAATCGGTCGTCGAACGGTGCATGTGCGACAAGACCGGGAAGAAGAAGGTCACGATCCGCGGATACGCGGCCCTCTTCAACTCCGACAGCCAGGATCTCGGCGGCTTTGTCGAGAGAATTTCCCCAGGCGCCTTCGACGGCGTCATAAAGCGAGGTACCGACGTCGTGGCCCTCTACAACCACGACCCGATGTTCATCCTCGGCCGCGAGTCCGCCGGCACGCTCCGCATCTCCGTTGACGAGAAGGGCCTGCGCTACGAGGTCGACGCGCCGGAGTCTCGGGCTGACGTCGTTGAGGCGATCGAAAGAGGCGACGTCCGCGGAAGCTCATTCGCCTTCCGCGTCAAAGGCTCTGGGGAAAACTGGTCCCGCGATCAGCAGGGCCGTCAGATCAGAGAGATTCGGGACATCGACGGCTTATTCGATGTTGGTCCGGTCCTGAAGCCGGCCTACAGCGCCACGGAGTCGTTCGTCAGCCGCCGCGCGCTCGAGCACGCCGCCGAAACTCGCGAAGAGCCAAAGCCTTCCGGACTGAAGCCCACCTCCGGCATGGCGTCAGCAGCGAAGCGCGGACTCAAGCTGCACGAGGAGGGCAAGTCTGGTGACGGGCTGAAGCCCGAAACTGTGGCCCGCGCCCGCAAGATCGCCCGCCGCGAGCGGCTCACCGAGGATCATGTCGTCGAAATGGCCGCATGGTTCAAGAGGCACGAAGCGAGCAAGACGCCAGGCTGGGACCAGGCACCAGATTACAGCCCAGCTTATGTGGCCTGGCTTCTGTGGGGCGGAAACGCCGGCAAGAACTGGTCGGCTCGCAAGTCTGCCGCAATGAAGCGGAGCGTCGAGGAGCCAGCCGTCGAGGTCCGCGCCGAGGAGGACGAAGAGCCGTCCATGCTCGAGGAGCCGACGGCCGGCAGCCTCTCCGCCGCCAACTATGACCTCTACGAGGCGCTCGAGAAGATCGCCGGCGAGAACGGCCCCTGGCCGCAGGACGGCCCAGACGGGTGCGGCTACGCGAAGAAGAGCCAGTTCGGCAGCCAGGGCATGAACTGCGCGAACTGCGTCTTCTTCAACCAGGGCGGCACCTGCGACATCGTCGAGGGTGAGATTGCGGAAGAGGGGCTCTGCCGCTTCTGGATCATCCCGAACGAGAAGCTCTCGATGGAAGACCCGCTGGAGTCCATCGGCGAAGAAGAGCCGGCCCCGGCGGAGCCGCAGGCCAGAAGCATCGACGCAGAGGGTGCGGCCGCCAGGCTCAAGGCGAAGTCGCTGGAGTCGGTCGCACGAACGACGAAATAGGAGAAGCCAATGTCAGACGTCAACTACAGCATCTCTCTCAGGGTTGAGAAAGGCTACCTGTCGAATCAGGTCAGCGTTTCCGGCGTCACCGCCAGCATGGCACAGACAGGCATGAAGTCGGTGACGTACACGCTCACGACGAACGCGGCTTCCGTCAGCACGGCCGGCCTCTCCGCCGTCGGAATGGCATTCCTTCGCAACCTGTCCACGGCGACGGCCTCGACCGCCCAGATCGGCATCGACGCCGGCGGATCGTTCGTCAGCCTTGCGACCCTTCGGGCAGGCGAGCCGGCGATCTTCAGAATGTCGAGCGGCTCCGACTACCAGGCGATCGGCACGGCCGGGACGAGGCTGCGCGTAGACATCGTCGAGGGGTAGCATCGTGCTGGACCGCCTCCGCGAAGCGCTCGAGAAAGCCCTGCACTTGCTCTCGCAGGAGAGCCGCGCCAAGCCTGGCAAGCGGCGACCCAGGAAAAAGCCCGGCAAAGCAGGCCGCGTCAACAAGTTCAAGAACGCGCCGGGTTCAGCCTGCGGCACAGGCGCCGGCGGGTTCAAGGCCGGCAACAACTGCCAGAAGGAGGACGGGATTCCGAACCTCCCAAAGTCGTTCTCGCAAGGCGGCAAGTCAGCCAAGGCAGCGAGCCTTCCTGCCACGAAGGAGGCCCTTGCAGCCAAGGCAGGAATCCTGAAGCAAGCAACAAAGCAGGCGAAGATTCGGGCCGCCCGCAAAAAAGCCGCCATTCGCAAGAAGGAGAAGGACGCCAAGGCGGCAGAGGAGAACAAGGCTCGGGCCGAGGCAGCGGCAAAAAAACGAGCCGAGATGCTGAAAGTCATCCGAAAAAAGAAAGCCAACGAAAAGCTGCAGATTGTTGGAGACAAATCTGTCGACGTCAACCAGATCAAAGTCAACAAGGCCAATCAAGGCATCAAAGTCGTCGGCACGCCGAAGAGCCTGGCTCAAGA